GCCAGGAAGCGCGTTGCTGACGCGGCGGGCGATGCTGAAGCCGCCAGCGGCAACAAAGGGCGCAAGGGCGGTGAAAGCGAGTTTGAAAAGCAAACCAAAGCCGCGCAAGAATATATCAAGAACTTGAAGGAAGAAACTGCTGAAATTGGCAAGAACCGCGTTGAACTTAAAATGTTGTCAGTTGAACGCGCGGCGGCTCTAGCTCCAACTGCTAAGCTGGCTGCTGAAATTCGCGCGGCTGGTCAAGCTTGGAAAGACGCGACTAACGCGCAAGCTGTCAAAGAATTTAATCAGCAATTTAAGGATTTGAACGAACAAACTGAATTTGAAAACAGTTTGCTTCAATTGAACGCTAGAGAAAAAGCTGAAGCTATCGCGCGCCGCGAAGTTGAAATTAGACAGCGGGAACTTGAACGCCAGGGTATTCAAATGAGTTCAGCGGCTATCGCTGAAGAAACACAACGCTATATCGCGCTAGCCCAAGCCAAAGGCCAGCGGGAACTAGACGCGCAAGCGGTCAAAGATTATACAGATGATGTTCGCGCAATGAATGACGCCTTGCGCGATAGCGTTTCAGGCTTTGGCGAATTGTTTGGCACGGCTGGCCAAGGTTTTGAAAATCTGATTAACGTTATCGCTGACTATGGCGACCAAAGGGCGGAGATTGAAGAACGTATTGCGCAAGCTACGGCGCGCGGTGCTGAAGGCGAAAGAGACAGGATTAGGGCAACTGAAGAACTAGCCAGGGCACATATTCAGCATGTGGGCGATATGTTGGCCGCTAGCAAAAGTTTCTTCAAGCAAGGTTCAACTGGCTACAAGGTTCTTGAAGCTGCTGAAAGGGCTTACCGGCTCTTTCAAACGCTTTCGACTATCTTGCACCTTGCGAACGTTGGCCGCTCTATTGCTGCTGACAGTGCCCACACTGCCACTAGCGTAGCTAACAGCGGCATTCGTGCGGCGGCTGACGGCGTTGCAGCTATCGCTAAGGCTATTGCTTCGCTTCCGTTCCCGTTCAACTTGATCGCTGGCGCGGCAACGGCGGCGGCTCTTGTGTCGTTTGGCGTCAAGGTGTTTGGCGGCGGTGGCGGCGGAGCGACTACGGCGGCAAATGATAACGCTTCAACAAGCCCTAGCATTGCAACTAGCAGCGTTCGCAATGCGAGCTTTGGCCCTAGCTCCTATCGCACTGCAACGCCAAGCGGCAACTATTCCGGCGGCGGTAGCGGCTTGAACCAAAAGATTGAAATTCACAACCTTGCCCCTGGCGTTGAAATTGTGCCTGAACAAATATCTGAAGACAGGGTTGTTTTCATCGCCCGTAAGATTGTTCAGCAAGACGCGGGCAAGGTTGTTGCTGGCGATTTGACTAACTCAAACTCTAAGGTTTCCAAAGCTATGACGGGAAGCTTTGAAGTCACACCGCGAAGGGGCGGCTAATGAGCAAGCTAGCTATTAAGCCTAACGCAAATGGCTATCGTGTAAAGCGGCCAAACAATGACGTTTTATCTGTCTCGCTTGCTGGCGGAGCTAGCCGCCAAAGGTTAGACAGACTTGGCACGCCAAGCATTGTTTCAGTTAGTTGGATGGCTGACGAATACGGCTATCAATATCTAACGGCATTTTTCAACACTGCTGTCAAACAAGGTTCGCTGACGTTCTTGTGCGATTTGGTGCTAGATAAGCCTTATTTGACTGAACACGTTTGCCGCTATGTGCCTGGCACGTTTTCGCTAGATAGCACTATTGCTTTTGTGTTCAATTGCTCCGCTCAATTTGAAGTGTTGCCGCAAGCTATTGATAGTGACTTTGACACTGATTACATTGCAGCTTATGAATTGTATGGTTCCAACATGGACATAATTTTTAATCTGTTGAATGAACTTGCCAACGTTGCGCTTGCGAACAATTTGGATTAATTGAAATGAGCAACTATAGCGAATTTTTCCTTAACTCTAAGTCTAGCGTTGTTCAGCTAGAACTTATTGAAGTTTCACACCCAAACTTTACGCAAGTTTATAGGAAGGTTCGCAACAGTATTCAGCCGGTTACGGTAAAGCTTGAAGACGGTGTTACTTTCGCAACGTTCGATTACTACCCTTTGCAGATTACTTCGCTTGGCGCTAGCACTGACCTTGACGCTGGCTTTAGGATTAATCTAGGCGACCTTGGCGAAGTGTTGCCACAAGAACTTGACGCGGTTGAAGTTGCAAACGGTTTCTTGACGAAGCCAACTTTGCTTTATCGCACTTATAGAAGCGATGATTTGACACAACCGTTGTTTGGCCCTTTGAAGCTTGAAATAACTTCAATTGCGTTCAAGCCTGAAGGTGCGACATTTGACGCCAAAGCGCCAAGCCTGAACAATAGCCGCACTGGCGAAGTTTACGAACTAGAGCGCTTTCCAATGTTGCGCGGCTTCCTCTAGTGAGTGTTGACCAATTCCTTGACCGGCAATATGACCGCGCCAACTACAATTGTGCGCACCTGGTTTGCGAAGCATGGGAAGCGGAGACAGGCCAGGCGCTAGGCGACGTGCTACAAGGCTTCCTGTTGCCGCCACGCGCTCGCCATGTGGATTGGAGCAAGCGGCACGCCCTGAAGCGGCTAGACAGCCCGCAAAGCCCTTGTATCGTGCTTATGCGCCGCCCGCGCCTGTCTGCACATGTGGGCATGTTCGTTCGCGGTAAGGTGCTGCACATTAACGAAGCTGGCGTTGCGTTTCAAAGGCTTTCTATAGCAACTCTTGGCTTTCCCATTGTTGGATTTTATGGCTATGCAAACTGTAATTATCGGGCATAACGCCGTTGACCCTAGCACTTGGGTCAAGCATGAAGTTGCTGACATACGCGAATTGCTTTTGCAAGAGTTTGAAGCGTGGCCAGACAATGCCCACATTTACCATGAACAAGTTTCGCAAGACCGCGACGTTACGCCTTATGACGAAGCCAGCATTGAACGGCTTGGCGAGCTTGAAGGCGTGCTTTACGTTGTCGTTTATCCTGGCGATTTGATAACCGCGATTATTGCAATCGTTTCAGTTATTGCTTCAGTTGCAATAACTTTTCTTCTAACTCCGCCAGTGCCTACGCTGAAGAACACGCAAAGTCAGTCAGCAAACAACGCGCTTTCCGAACGCTCCAACAAAGCCAGGCCAAACGCTCGCATTCCCGATATTTTCGGAACGGTCAGGTCAACGCCTGATTTGCTGGCAGTGCCTTACAAAATCTTTGTTGACCATAAGGAAGTTGAAGTTGCTTACATGTGTGTTGGCAAGGGTTTTTATGAAATTGACGACATACTAGACGACACAACTCCAATTGAACAAATTAGCGGCGCGTCAGTTGAAGTTTACGACCCGTTGACTTCGCCTAATTCCGGCACGCCTGTTATTAGCATTGGTTCTGCTATTACTCAACCTTTGGTTAACGCCAAGCGTTACAATTCAGTCAATGGCCAAGTGCTTGAACCACCTAGCGGTTCCACTTACTATAACGTTGGTTGCAAATATCATTATCCTAACAAGATAATTGCTGACGCTGACACTATTAACTATGACCCTGAATTTGGTTACGCTTACACAATCGCAACAGATTTGACGCAATACTTTCAGCCAGGCGGAACAATAACAGTTGTAATGGCCGATTGGGTTGACCCTGCAACTAGCACTCATTACAATCTTTCCGGCACTTTTACTATTAGCACTGTTTCGACAACTGAAATTGTTCTTAGCAGCCCTGAAGCCTCTAATGCGGTTTGGGCTACTTTGGACGATATAACCGGCAATGAAACAGCTTCAGTGCAATCTAGCTTAAGCGGTTCTGGCGTTGGTTGGGTTGGCCCGTTTGTGCTTGACGTTGATACGCTTGACCAAGTTTTGCTTAACTTTGTGGCCTTGAATGGGCTTTACAAGGATGATGGTAAAAACCAATACGCTGTTAACATTGACGTTGAAGTTGAACTTACGCCAATTGACATAGCTGGCGTTCCAACCGGCTCGCCTGAAACTTTTACAACTACTGTTTTGGGAACGATTAACGACCGTAGCACTAGAGCCGTCAGCTTGTTCGCCAACCCCACATTCACCGGGCGTTGTAAGGTTCGCGCCAGGCGCACAACTGCTAAAGACACGGCCTTTAAGGGCACTGTTGTTGACGAAATAAAATGGAGAGACGTTTATTCAATCTCGCCAGTTGCGGCTAGCGACTTTGGCGACGTTACAACCGTGTTTGCGGTAACTTACGCGACTGAAGGCGCTCTTGCGGTTAAAGACAGAAAATTGAACATGCTTGTAACTCGCAAGCTACCGGCTCGCGTTGGCACAACCGACACTTTTACAAGTTTGCTTTATGCGACAAACAACGCGGCTGACATTATTTGTGCAATGGCGCTTGACCCGTTTATTGGCAACCGCGACGTTAGCGAACTTGACGTTAGCAACATTTACGATAGTCAAGCTGAAGTTGTCTCTTATTTTGGCACTGCTGAAGCTGGCGAGTTCAACTATACTTTTGACGATAACCGCCTTTCGTTTGAAGAAAGCGTTGCTAGCGTAGCTGCTGCAATGTTCTGTCAAGCTTACCGGCAAGGTAGCGTCATTAGCCTATCGTTTGAACGTGAAACGCAAGACAGCCTTTTGCTTTTCAATCATCGCAACAAGTTGCCTGGCAGTGAAACTAGAACCGTTCGCTTTGGCCCTGCTAAGGATTATGACGGCGTTGAATACCAATACGTTGACCCGATTGACGACGCTATTGTTAAATATTACATTCCAATTGACAGGTCAGCGGTCAACCCTAAGAAAATTGAAAGCATTGGCGTTCGCTCCAACCTTCAAGCCTACTTTGCCGCCTGGCGAGCTTGGAACAAAATTCGTTATCAGAACACAACAACTGAATTTGAAGCCACCCAAGAGGCTGATTTGCTGGTTGTGCAAGACAGGGTGCTAGTCGCTGACAGCACGCGCCCTGACGTGCAAGACGGGCAAGTTGAAGCGCAAAACGGTTTAGAGCTTACGCTATCCCAACCCGTCAGCTTTGAGGTTGGCGTGACTTACACAATATTCTTGCAGCACGTTGACAAGACGGTTGAAGCCATTGGAGTTACGCCAGGAAGCGACCCTTACAAAGTCGTTCTAGCTAACGCGCCGCGCTTGGCCTTGTCTCTTGACAGGGATAATTTCGCGGTTGCAACGTTTCAGATTGTGGGCAATACTGACGCCAGAAATTCACCTTTTCTAATCACTGAAAAGAGCGCCAGAAATAATTTCACGGTTGAAGTTAAAGCTATCAACTATAGTGACAAATATTACCAAAATGACCAAGACCATATTTTAAGCTTGATTTAAGGAACTTTCAACATGACTGACGTTACTGACATTGCAAATGCTATTGTTGACAGCCTTGCTATTAGCGATGTTGCTAACGGCTCTAGTGCTATTAATGGTGACGGTTACGTTACAACCCGCCTTGGCACTCGCGTTCGTTCCTTGTCGAAAGTCATTCAAGACGTAGCGGCAAGCGGCATTCAATCGGCAACCCAACTTAGCACTTATGTTGACGTTGCCGCTGGCTTGGCCGCAACTCCGCTTAACGGCTTTTTCTTGGTTGCGGGCAGTGGCGACGAATACGCTAAGCTTTATCAAGATGATGGTGCTAGCGGGTTGTATATCAATTCAGTGCCTAGCAAGTCTTATGTTGACGCGGCACGGCGGCAAAATCAACCGTTGGCGGCAACAACTGCAAAGCTGAAGTCAGCACGCGAAGGCAACAACGTTTCGCTTGTTGGCATTGCCTTGATTGACAGTATCGCCCTGTTTCCCTGGCAAGCAATGGCACCTGTTCTTAGCGCTGCAATGTGTCAGCCAGGCCAAACTATTAACTTGATTACACAACCGCTGACGGGAAGCGGCGTTTTATCTGCTAGTTTTGCGAATTTGCCTGTTCTTAACAGCGGCACGCCAGTTAGCGGAACTATTACAACTCTTAGTAGTGCTTTCGATAGGTGGCATAGCGGCCAAATTTTTCAACATTCTGTTGGTGAATTTCCTTACGTTTATGGTGGCGCAACGCCTATGTTTAGAAAGGCCATTTTTGCTTATTTGCGCAAAGCTGGCGGCGGAACAATTCAACTTAAAGTTGCAGGCTCGCTTGTTGGCACTGCTGTTGATACTAGCAGCACGGCGGGCGGTGCGCATGGAACCGTTGGATTTATTGAATACGATCAAGGTTCTGATTTGGCGTCAACGCTTTCTGTTGTTGTTACGGTTGCAGCGGTTGAAATTCCTTATAGCTACCGCACATTGACCGCTCCCAACCTTCACTTGCACGGCGGGCTAGCACTTGGCGGGCTTTCGCTTGACGATGATTCTTCGCACGCGCTCTCGTTCGCGATTCCGGTCGCATCCATTGTAGTGTTTGCACTCGTTAACACTCTCAGGTCGGCCACGTTCTTTAGGCGCCCCGAGCAAAGCTGGTGGGAGACCTTCGGGGGAACGATGCGTCACCCGTTGAGGTTCGGAGTCATTGGAGCTGTC